CTAATAGCTGTTCCATATTGATTAAGGTATTTATAATAAAACCTTGGAACACCACCAATTATCCATTCTTCACTATCTTGTGACGGAGAGATAGAATTTAAATATTCTTCGTACTGTTTTTTTGTTGGCTTTTTCATATTCCTGTTGCATTTAAATGTTTTTTGTAATCTCTGTGTTCTTGTTCTTCGATTAACGTATTAATTGCATCACGACAAATATGATAGCCTTTCTTTTCAAAATAACGAACATAATCAAGTAATCTTTCTTGTAAAATATCTATTGCTTGTTCATAACGCTTTTGAGAACGTCTTTTACAAGGTAATAAAGTTGTTCCAAAGCCTGTAAAAGCTGTAAAGCTTTCTACCATACCATCGGCAGACCTTTCAACTGGAACTCCCGTAACTCGGTATCCAGTTTCTCTATTTTCGCTATTAGCCCAATTCCAAGATTCGCTAGGTTTCAAGTAACTAATACTAAATTTGATTTTTACAGACGGTTTGTCTGTATCAATGTACATTTTGTAATTCTCCATAATTTATTTTTTAAAGTTAAACATCAAGGCACAACGGGTAATCCCATCGTGCCTTAACTGAACTTTAAAAAATCACTATGTCTGAATAGTAATATTTTAATTTTTTAAAACTTTAAATTCTGTAGATATATGATCTGAAGAATCTAAAATTATTTCTTCATCATGATATCTTTGACTTAAGATAACATTAGCTTCGGCTTCACTATTAGCTTCTACTTCAATAATTTTAGATAATGTTTCAATTATTTCTACACTAAACTTCATTTAACAAATCTGTTTGATAAAATTTATTAACTAACGCTTTCACTTTTTGAGATTGCATTTTTTTAAGATAAGCACCTCTAAGTATAGTTACAAGTAATTTTTCAAGATTTTGTTTTCTGTCATCACCTGTATGAAAAGATATCCATTTGTTTCCAGTATCAAATTCTTCATAGTTACTAATACATTCTTGAACAATTATGTGTTCATTAACTTCATAAGTATTTATACCAAGAGCCATATCTAATTCACGAATAAATTCATCTACAATATTATCGATTTGTTTTTTACATCGATCTAAAATTGCTTTTTCTAAATCTTTTACGTTATTCATAATTATTAATTTATGCAAATTTCATCAGCTTCATCTAAATCATAAGATGTACTTCTTGAATGACCAATTTTAGTTATCATAGTTGGACTACTAATAGTGTAGTGCCAATTATTACCTTCAGGGTCACTAGCGTACACTACAGGTAGTTCTTTAGCTTTTGGATTAGCTTTTATAAAGTCGTTCAAACCTTCTACGTATTCTTCTAAATTCATAATAAATAGTTTTATAATTCAAAAAACAACGGGAAAATGCTGTCTTAAACGAGTGTTATGATAAAAAATAGAGGGCAATAAGCATATCTGCCTATTACCCTCCGTTCTATCTACTATGGTTGATTTACATTATTTGTATTTTTCTAAATACATTTTATAAGCTTTATTTCCGTAGACATAAAACCAATATTCATATTCAGAACGTAACTTAAACTCGCTATAACTTAGCTTGCCAGTTAAATATTTATAATCCCTAATCATTATAAATAAAAAAACAAGTAATATTAATGATAGCAATCCAAATAATAAATAAATTTTATCATTGTCTATAAACGATGTAATAAAACATATGTTTAAAACAATAAATACAATTACATTTATTATTACGTTTGCTATTATCTTTTTCTTACTCATTATCTTTATTAATAGAAGGAATGTAAATATCCATATCAAAAGCTTGTTTTCCAAACTTATTGCAAGTACACATTAATTTATCGTGTTTTATAAATATTTTGTGCTTTAAAGGAGTTTTGGTTTTTACATCAATTATATAAAATCCAGTTATCTTTCCTTTATCACTAAAAATTAACGACATTTTGTGTTTGTGGTACTCTGTAAGTAGTCTTTTAAACAAAATACCTGCACGTTTTCTATCAAAAGGCATCTTAATACCTTTTAGTTCTTTGAAATCTTTTAATTTTTCCATAGTAAATTAAATTAAATCTTTAAATAAACAATTAACCAAAATTTTGTATCTAGAAATTATCCTCATCAAATTTTTCTTTGATTATATGAATAAACTCTTTCATTTCTATCGCATTGTCAATGTTTTCAGCATGTTTGAAAATAAATTTCAACAAATCTGTTCTAAAATTGTGTACACTTAAATCATTAGTGTAAAACTGTTTTAAATATTCCGCATTAACAATACAGTCAATTCGTAACTTATTAAGTTCTGAATTGATTTCTTCATTTTCATTCTGGCATTCGACTCTGTTTAGAAAGTCTATAAGTTCAAAATAATGTTTAATAAATAACCTCATAGTAAATAGTTTAACAATCAAAGCACAAAGGGAAAAAAACCCTATGCACTTTGATTTACTTATGAAAAAACAATTTAAATGTTGTAGCTATTCATTTTCTTAGCATAATTAATTAGTAAGTTTATGGCTTCTAATTGAAATTCTGCAGTACAATCTCTTACATCATACTTTAAATGAATATGCTCTTCTAGAATAGTGTTTACAACGTCATGCACGCCTCTTTCTAAGCCTTTGTCAGATAAAACTATGTAGTCTTCATTATGGTCTGCATAGCCTAATATCCTAGGATTAGAAAATTTAGCTACTACAATGTCATACTCACAAGGCAATTTACATTCTGCTAAAAAGTTTTCTGCCGAATGAACAGTATTCATTTGTAACTGAGTTGGCTTTTTAACAATTCTGTATTGAATACCTCTAGTTTTATCAAACCTAAGATCATTTAACTCTTTATTACTAATTAGCTTAGAAGATATATGAGAATAAAGTATCTCTGGCAAGAAAGTGTATCCGGAAACTTCATTAGCATTTAACAAAGATATTAATCCTGCAGGCTGTACATTGATTTCATCACAAACCTCAATAAACTCTTTTGAAATGTCAATTCCATAAGAAGATTCAAATTCAAATTCTATATTGTTTCCTATAAGATTTGTTAAGATATTCTTAATTATAACCTTATTAGTACAAGTAAGTATTATCTTCCATATCTCTTTGTTTACTTCCCAAGAGTATTTAGCTACCCTAGATTCGTTTATCTCTACGTTTGGTATGTCATAGCTATAAAGAGAGTTTTTGTTCGTCTCAAAGCATTTAATACCCTTTCTGTAGATTACAGTACTACCGTTTTTTTCATAAATTTTACCATGCTCATTTTCATAAATAAATTGACTTTCATCAGCAAAGTATAAGTGAAAATCTTTTGTAGCCATATCAATAAGCTCGTCTGTTAAGCTAATATATATGTGAGTTTTATTTTTAATACCTTCGATTTTAGTAGTGCAATTTAATTCTGCATTACCTTCGTCTAAAGCATTAGAATAAAACTCTCTAATAGCTTGCCATAGCTTCCATTCTTTACCCATCTTAGTAGTTATAGAAGTAGCTTCGTTATTAATATGAATTACATTAAAGATTTGGTCACTAAAAGTTTCTTCTTTAGTTGATACAGGTATTTCTGTTTCGCCTGAAAAGATTCTTACTTTGTAATTGTTTCTTAATAAATACGCTAACGCATACTTATTACCCGTTCCAAACTGTCCGATAGTTTGATCGCCAGTCTTTGTAGATGCTCCTACTAAGGTAAATGCCTTGTAGTTAATCTCGTTGTCATTAGAAATTCTTAAATACATAATAAATAAAATTTAAAGTTCAAAACACAAAGGGAAAACAAAAGACTTTGTTATAAAACATTGAAAAAATGCTGTCCATACTGTGTAAGGTGATAAGGAATGTCAAGGCATATTTTAAAAAAAAATACCATATGTGTTAAGTATCAAAGCACAAAGGGTTTAATCTTTGTGCTTTAATTTTTAGTAACTCATGTGTTGATACCAACGTTCTTCTGCTTCTTCATTGTCGAACTTTATTTGTTCTTCTAAGAAGTTGTGTTCTATGTTTCCAAATCTTTTCTTTTGTTTTTGATTAGGAATGTTAGCATACTTAGCGAGATATTTAATTATTTCTATCAGTTGCTCACGAGAACAAGCGTTTAAATCTACACGTTTACCATTTAATTCTAAAATTGTCTTCATGACTATATAATTTAAAGTTCATAGCACATTGGGTGTGCTATAAACTTAATATTACTTTAACTTTTCTTTAGTTAGTTCCCATGAGTTAAATAATACAAATAATGGTATAGTTCTTTTTAAGATTAATATTTCATCATCTGTTGGCTTGTTAGATTTATCTATATTGCCGTCATTACCTAATGGAGAATAATAGAATTTAATTACTCTTTTGTTGATAATTGCAATACCGAAAAAGTGAGGTATTTTATAGATTTTATTATGAAGATGTTTATCAAGAATAAACATTTCACAACCGTCTGCTTTGATTTCTAACTTTTGCGTTTTGTAAATTTCAATTTGCATAATATTATATGATTTAAAGTTCAAAGCACAACGGGTGTTGTGCCTTGAATACTTTAGTTAATCAATAGATTCTATGATTGCTGAATAACCACTTCTAGTTCTAGCTGATAGTGTCATTGGTATAGTTTTATGTTCTACACCTTTTGCACTAATGTATGCTACAAAGTCATTTATAACGCTTTGCATAGCATTACGCTTGTCCATAGTCCATACTAGCTTTTTAGTTATTTTATTACCGTAGGTGTCTTTAAAATCTCTCTCAAAGATTAAACCTTTTTGGTCAACATAATCATCTGCTACCATATAGGTTTCATACGCTATGCCAAATAACTGTGTAAGCCTTTCGTCATAAAATCTACTAACATCACGTAAGATGTTAATAAGTCTTTTACAACTACCGTATGAACTAGAAGGATTTGATTTACCTCCTACAAACGCACCTAAATTATCAGGTAGTCTTACATACGTAGAACTTTCATAGACTTCAAACATAATTTGGTTGTTACCATTAACGTCTGCAATTCCTTTGTAAACTGTGTTTACTTTAGAACCGTCTTCGTGTGGTACAAACCAATCTACTGTAGTTCTAGGCGCTACATTAGACTCTTCTATTAATTTACTGTGCTTTGCAAGCATAGCATCAATAGCTGAAACAGTTTGATTCTTTTTTGTTTTAGCAGTTGATTTCTGCTCGATAACAGTTGCTCCTTGAGCATCTGCATCATTTTTATCTAAAAATGTCATATCAAGGCACAATGGGTTGTACCTTGATAAAGCAAAAATAACTGTATCGAAAAACAAAGGGCAAAATAAAGGCTTTAGCCGACAAGACTAACATACATACTAAATGCTAATAAGATGGCTGTTAGTACAATGATTAATGCAAATCTGTAAATGTTATACATAATATAGAGTTTATAAAGTTCAAAGCACAAAGGGTTAACTCTGTGCTTTGATTACATTAACGGTGTCCTCTGCTATATAGCAAAGCACCTACTTTTTTATGGAATAATTTAAGTCTTTTATTATCTGAATCTAATTCTAAGAATTTATTTGATAAATCATTACTTATTCTAAATAGATAATGGCTTGCACCGTTATCATAATAATCATAAAATTTTCTAGATTTAAGATATTCTTCATAATTTGTGAAGTCTTGAAGTTCAACTCGTTCATCAGCATTTTCATATTGATTGTCTGTACTGAATAAAATTGCATGTATCATAATTATATATTTAAAGTTCAAGATACAATGGGTATCTTGATACTTTTAGTTAGAAAGTTAAAATTAAGACAATAGATTTTCTATTTTATTATGTGTAAGCGGTCTAAGAAATTCTTCTATGTTCCAATTTGTTTTTCCTAGTTTAAAATCTGATTTATAATCATAATAAGCAAGCCACAATGTTGCATGATACATTTTTTTATCTTTGCAATTTTTGTATATTTCTTTGCTAAATTTTTTGTTAAATTCTTTAACATTTATCATAATATATAATTTAAAGTTCAGAACACAACGGGAAAAGAAAGGCTTTAGCCGTTATGTTCTAAACTATTTACTTTGATGAAGCTAATTGAGTGAACGCCAGTTCACGATCGCACTGCTCTTCAAATTTAGCAATAGCCAATTGTTCAAGTTCTTTATGCAAACTTGTTTTGCATTGGTTACAACCAAAGTTAGGTAAGTACTTATCTTCGTCAGGAAGATAGTTTGCTATTTTACAATCACACATGATAAATAGTTTTAAAGTTCAAGCCACAAAGGGCTTGATACTTTTAGAATGGTAAATCTTCATCATCAATTTCAATTTCATCAATTGTAAGATTGTTATAATCAGAGTTAGATTCATTCCATACTTCAGGTGGTCCATATTGCACAAGACCGTCTGAGTCTAAATAAGGAGTCCATTCTAAATTGATAATCATTTCTTCTTTTTTAGTCATAACATAAAGTTTTAAAGTTCAATGCACATTGGGTGCATTGATACTTTATTACCAACAGTATTTTCTTTCATATTCAAGTTGTATGTCGCTAGCTACTTTAGGACATAACATGAATAAGTCAAGAATATCATTACCCTCTTGTTTTTGTAAATCCCAAGGTTCAGTAATGTCCACGTAGTGGAGATTACCTTTATTATCAAGAAATACTGCGATAGGAGTAGGCTCGTTTGCACAAGAACAAGCACAAAGCTTGTTGTTCATTACTGCCTTACGAACTATATCAATATGTTGTTTAGACATATTGATATTACCTTTTTTTACACAAGGGATATGAATTGTTGAGTAATCTGTTTCCCAATCAAGGAAGTCATAGATTTGCTCAACAAATACTGAATAATCCAATTCCAACGTCATGTTGGAAATACATAATGTAATCATAATTAATAAAGTTTAAAGTTAATATCAAAGCACATTGGGTAAACACTTGACAATGTCAGAAAAAAACACTAACTTCGTATCTCTACAACGTAATTAAACGTTTTTTCTGTAAATATATTCTGCAACCAAACGACTTCGATAACATACAAGAAGTATGAGATAATCTGCTTCGGCTGAGAAGACATACTGACGACAATAAACGACAATGTAGTTAAATAACTATCATACTACATTGGGAAAAGGAAGGCTTCAGCCGAACGAGGAGGGTACGACGAGATTAACAAGCCCTATGGGGGTTTTAATTATAGAGACTTCCCGCTTAGCTCACGCATTAATAAACAATGGGGGCTATTGATTACAAAGTAGATGACTATACGGGTATGTTGTGTGTAATAAAATTTATTATCTTAGTTCTTTTTCATGATATACTAGACCTAATAAGGGGGTTTTGATTAGGTGGTAAGGGGTTTACATTGTGTAAGCCCTTTATTTTTTAGTTATTGTTGGTGTATGAGTCTATTGTTGAGAAGCAGTATTGTGTAATAAATGCTTCTGTCTCTTCGTCTGGTTGTTTGATGCCTGCTATTCTCATGACTGATTTGCTAGTGTGTACGGCTTCGTGTACGAGTATGGGTATGTTAGTGTGTTCGCTTAGTAGTATGACTATGTATGATCCTTCTTCTTCTGAAGATACTTGTATTGTTTTTGCTAGTTCCATTGGGTGTAAGACTTTTTCTTTGTCCATTCCGGTAGCGTGGTTAAATAGATTAGTAAGGTTTTCTCTGTAATCTTTAATGACTTTAATAACTACGTTGTATATAGGTACTGTAAATTGGAATCTATCATTCATTTTTCTATTTCTTTTACTATTGTTATTAATTCCTTAAGTAGTTGAGCTTGTGCTTTTTCGTAGTTACTACAATAAGGGGAGGGGGTGGGGGTATGTATTGGTCGATGGAATGACCCTCGGGCATATATTTTATATATAAATTGATTATTTACCTGCTCAATCCATGATGTGTATTTCCATTTCCTTCTAAACCATTTAAACACATTGTAGAAAGTCGGGCAACCTTTGAAGCCCAACCTTCTAACTTGTGAAATGTATTTAACTGGTATTAAATCAGGTATCATTTTTAATTAAAAGAATATACTGCCGCAAGCAATATACTTGATAAATTATTTTTTTGTTCAAACATATTTGTATCTGACTTATCAAATCTATGCTCTAGCTTTAAACTTAGGTTCTCTAATTGATAGCTAAGTGTTGTTGTTAAATTTAAAATATTTATTTCTTTATCACTAAAGTATTCTGCCCTAACACCAGTTGTTAATTTATTAAAAGTGTATTGTGGATATAATGCTACCCCGTAAAACCCTAAACTGTCTGTCTTACTACTAGTAGCGTTAAAGCCTAAATACATCTTATCAGATAAATCGTAACCGCTTGTTAGGTCAATTTGAAAAGTAGGCTTAGATATAGAATCTTGCTTACCATACAGAACGTTCAAATAAGACCCCTTATAACCTAACTGACCTCCTAACGTGTTTAAGTTAGTAGGATTGTATTCAGTAGCGTCTGTGGCGTTTAAAATAGCTAACATAGCTGTGAAGTCATCAGACAAATTAAAGTCGGCTTTTAAACCACTGTGAGAAAACGGTCCATAGGAAAACATATATGATGTTGAATAGTTAAAGTTTCCTGCAGGAGATATAACTTCATATCCTAGAAAGGTATTAAAGTTACCCATAGTCAGGGTAATGTTATCGTTAACATTCCAATAAGCATACATTTGATTAACTATACTTGAACTACCGGCAGAAAGAAAAACTGCATCTTCTCCCCGAGGACCAAACACTAAGTCGGCAACAAAGCCTGTGTTTTTAGTATCGTAAGAACTAATAAGATTAAACATTCCTAACGAGAATCCATTTAAGTTAGCAAAGGAAGTAGCCGGAGCTACTTCTGTATTTGCTGTACTAATGTTCCTTCTGTAGTAAACATCAACACTACCTTCTAAAGAAAGTTTTGATGTTAAGCTATCTTGACCATAAGATAAGATAGTGCCAATTATTAATAAAGTTGTAAATATTTTTTTCATTTTAAATAAGTTTAATTTTTAAAATCAGGATAAGCTGACATACCATGTTCTGACTTGTCTAATCCATTGATCTCTTCTTCTTTTGATACTCTAAGCCCGATAGTCTTTTTAATGGTAAATAATATTAAGAAAGACGTTGTAAGACAAAATGCTGCTATTGTTATAACTCCAAAGAATTGTGATATAAACTGACTTACACTGGCTAATTCTCCGAAGATTCCTACTGCTAGTGTACCCCAAATTCCACACCCAAGGTGAACTGCAATAGCTCCAACGGGATCATCTAACTTGAGTTTGTCAAGTAATGTAACAACGTACACCACTACAACACCACCAATTAATCCTATCACTATAGATTCATCAGGACTCATTTGGTCTGCTCCTGCTGTGATTGATACTAAACCTCCTAGGATACCGTTTAAGAACATGGTTAAATCAAATGTTTTGTCCTTAAATAAAGAAGTAATTGCAGATCCAATACCACCTGCAGCTGCTGCTAAACAAGTTGTAACAAGAACTAATGAGGTTAACTCTGGGTCTGCACTAAGTACCGAACCGCCATTAAAACCAAACCAACCTAGCCACAGTATCAACACTCCTGCTGTTGCAAAAGGTATGTTGTGACCGAATATTGGAACGGACTTACCGTTCTTAAACTTTCCTAGTCTAGAGCCAAGCAACCATACAGCTACAAGTGCTGCCCATCCACCAACTGAATGAACAAGGGTAGAGCCAGCGAAGTCATAGAATCCTAAATCATCTAAGAACCCACCTCCCCATTTCCATGAGCCTACTATTGGATAAACTAAACCAACGTAGATAACACTAAAAATCATAAAGCTACTAAGCTTAATTCTTTCAGCTACTGCTCCTGATACAATAGTTGCAGCGGTTGCGGCAAACATACCTTGAAAAAGAAAGTCTGTCCACCAAGTATATCCTCCACTAGCATAATCAGCAGTCATTCCATTCGCAGGGGCATCAATGCCAAAACCTGCAAACTTAAGAATACCTAAGTCTCCCTCTTCGAATCCAGGATACATTAAATTAAAACCTCCAATGTAGTATACTAACAATCCCATACATATAATAAATATGTTTTTGAATAGTATATTAATTGTGTTCTTGCTTCTGGTTAGCCCAATCTCTAAGAAAGAAAAACCAAGGTGCATAAAGAAAACCAATCCTGTGCAGACCATCATCCACACGTTATTTGCAGTAAATAAACTTTCCATTTTTTTTAATTTAAAGTTTGATTACCACGTTCACTTGTACGTATTCTATAAGCCTCTTCAATATTAGAGACAAATATCTTACCGTCACCAACTTGACCCGTATTACCGGAATCTAATATGGCTTTTACAGTTCTATCTAAGAACTCATTAGAAACAACAATACTTAGATACACACGAGGTATCTTATTAGTATTGTAAGTTACCCCACGATAGCTACTACCATGTTTTTCATTGCCTACTCCGGTTGCATCCCAGTAACTAAAGAAAGTTACCTTAATGTCCAAAAGTGCGGCTTCTACATCAGCGAAGGAAGACTTCCTGATGATACACTCTACTTTTTTCATAGTGATTATTTATTGGTTAAAAATTGATTACAAATATAAATTAATTCTAAAATTAAAAATGAGACAATAACTACATACTTATAGTAAAGGTCTTATTGCCCCATTTAAAGTGTAGGTCGCCTTGCTCTGAGAGTGTATATTAAGATTTCTAAGCAAGTATATAAAGTCTTCGCTATAGCTAACACCTCTTCTTTTTAAAACACGCCTTACGTGGCTTCTTTTTAAATCTTCATTTACAAATTGACCTTCATCGTTAAGAAGTATCGACTCTTTAAACACATGAATTGATCTAACAAATTTAGATGCAAAATCTTTTTCTTTTTTAGTGCCTAACATTTTCTGCTTGTACTTAGCTGGAAAATATTTAATTGTGTAATCTGCAATACAAACGTTTGGTCTATAATCGTTTGCGTATTGTTTAACATTGTTACTCATTGTTTACATTGTAGTCTTAGCTTTCAACTAGTAGGATTTTCAAAGAAAATCAGTTTTGTTTAAGCTTGTTGTTAATGACGAACATTACCCCCCTATAATCCCCCCGTCAAAGTTACATATTGTATATTGATTACACAAGTATAATTATCAATAATGTAATTATTTTTTACGTTGTTATTTTTTTTGTATCTTTAATTAAAGTATTGCAAACTATTACAAAACAAATCAAACAAAAACAATGGATTTAACAGTGTTTTCAGAAAAAATACACGAAAGCAGTAAGCTAAAAGGTTTTTATAATGGTGATAAAAAGCAATTAGGAACAATGCTTATGTTGGTTGTTTCTGAACTAGGAGAAGCGTTAGAAGCTGACAGACACTCTTTAAAAGCTGATTTAAACTATTATGAAAATATATTAAACGCTCGACATGATTTTCAAATTGCATTTAAAGAAGCAATTAAAGATACTGTAGAAGATGAAATAGCTGATGCTATAATTAGGCTTCTTGACATGTGTGGATACCTACATATTGATATTCAAAGGCACATTGATTTAAAGTTAAAGTACAACAAAACCAGAGGTCATAGACATGGAAAGAACTATTGAAAAAACAAATAAAATTATTTCACCGTATAAAAAGTCTAAAGTAGGATTAAGTTTTAGAGAGATTAACGCTATAATTTTAATGAAAGATAGTGGTAGGAGTTTATATTTATTTTTGTTAGAGAACAACAACAAGTACTTAGCTCACGACGGAACTGTATATATTAATCCAATTGAGTTAGTGTTTTATTTGAAAGTTACAAGAAAAACTATATACAACGGTATTAGCTCAATGATTGACGCTGATATACTAAAAAGGTCAAAAATAGTTGGAGAGTACTATTATAACTTTAATTTTTTCCCGGAATGACAGTAGTAAAAAGAATAACAGAAACCTCTGTATGCGTAAACGAAGAGTTGTTGTTTTTGCGTAGTGACGGACTATACGGTACGGAAGAGCAAAGACGAATGCCTGGTATTGTTAACGGGTTGCTTAAATTACTAATGGCAGAAGTAGCAACCAATGAGGGTCAATACGTAACTCAAATAAATAAAGTGTTGAAAGACGCAAAAATAATAGGCTCATTAGGTATATGTTTGGAACTTTAGTAGATATAGACACAGAAGGTAATATTTTAATAAAAGACAAGGGTGTAGCTTTATTGCCTAGCCTTTTTAAAGTTTATAAAAACAAATACCTAGGTTCTAAAGCGGTTAAGTGGATTGTAGCTATGCACGACTATCGCTCCCCTTATAGGTCTTTACCTAAACAGCAAAGAGAAACAATGATTAACAATATGCTGCTAGAAAAAGACAAATGCACTTTTAAAGACAAACCTTTAATAATTGATGCTGTAAAAGAATACAAAGCAATTAGCTATGACCCTGATTACGAAGAGTATCGTTCTATGGTTGATAAGTCATCAGAAGTTATAAGAGTGTTTAAAGAACTAAAAGTTAACGCAGAAAACATTAGCACTATAAATGATCTTCAAGTAGAAATGGGTAAAGCTGCTAAGTCCAGAAGAGAACTTAAAAACGCTATCATTACAGAAATAGAAAGCGGAAACAAAATGGCAGGAGTAAATGGTGATGATGATTTATCTATTTTTGAACAAGAAGAAATGTTTAAGTAATGATTGAAGGGAACAAGTATAAGCCTGTTATATTCGACAAAAATTTAAAAAACTACAAAAAGTTTACGCCCGGAACTTTAGAGTACGCTCATTTTTGGAAAGAGCAAAGAAAAAGAATTCTTAAGGGTTATAAACCTACTGGCGGTACATGGATACCCGGTAACTATTATTTTTATTTAAACTTTTCTAAAATACATGGACTTGCTCCTAACGCTAGACGTAAAGGAATGATTTCTCCGGTATATCGTGACCAAGACCATGAATATTTTCAATCAGTACATGATGCTAAAGAAAACGGTTACGGGCTTATAGTTTTAAAAGCAAGACGAAAAGGATTTTCTTTTATGAATGCAAATTTATTGTTACACGAATGGGTTTGTTATAGTCATAGTGAAAACGGTATAGGCTCACAAAAAGAAGACTACGTGCTTGACTTTAAAAAGAAAATGATGCTTTCGTACAACGAGCTACCTAAACAGCTTAGACCTAAAGTTCTTAGGGATAATGAAGATATATTAATGTCTGGCTATAAAGTAAAAGAAGATGGTGTGTGGGTAGACAAAGGTATGAAGTCTATGGTTCATTTTAGAGTTATGGACAATCCCGGTGCGTTTCGTGGTACATCTTTAAACTACATGGTTTTTGAAGAGGCAGGAGAGTTTTTAAAACTTAAAAAAGGTTATCAAGCAAATGAAGAGTGTTTTAGAGATGGAGCTATTCAGTTTGGTACACCTATAATTGGTGGTACATCTAACCAAATGGAAATAGAGTCTGACGATTATATGGAAATGTTTTTAAATGCAGACAAGTATAATCTAAAGCCTTTATTTATACCCGCAGCTAAAGTGTATCCAGGTTATTTTGATATAAAATATGGTAAATCTGATGTAGACGGAGCTACAAAAGATATTGAAAGCAGAGCAGAGAAAAAAAGACAGTCAGGAGATATTTCAGATTTATACGCTTTTAGACAAGAAATGCCTTTGCAAATTGAACACGCCTTTCTTAGAACGGGTGGTTCTCCATTTAGACTTGACTTATTAAACAAACAAATAGCGAACATAAAAACAAATAACAAGTTTGATATAGTAAGAAGAGGTAGGTTAGAATGGAAAAAAAATGAAAACGGCAAAGAAATATTTGGAAGCTATCCGGTATGGGTGGAAGATTTTGGAAATAAAAAAGATTACGATAACGACGATAATCCATTTCCTTTTGAAATTGTAGACATGCCTTTAACAGATTTAAAAAATGTTGACATTGCCGCAGTAGATCCTTATCATATTGATGATGATTTAGAAGAGATAAAAAAGAACGGAAAAGCAAATAGCAGACGGTCTAAAGGTTGTATGTGTGTTTATAGAAGATTTGTAGGGGTAGAAACTCCCGGTGAATATCCAGTAGCTTTTTATACAGACAGACCTGAAAGCAAACAAGCCTTTTATGAAAACTGTTTGAAATTAGCTATCTTTTACGACAGTAAGATATTAGTAGAGTATAACGATGATAACTTTTTTAAGTATTTTATAAATAATAAAGTTTTTAGGTTTTTAAAAGAAAGACCTAGAAGTGCTGATAGTCCATATAGTACTGTTACTAATAAATACGGGATACATATGAAAACACATCAGAAGAAAATGATAACAGAATTTTTAGATGAATACGTTAAAGAGCATTGGGAAGATATTTACTTCTTACCTTTGCTAAATGAATTATGTGTTTACGGAACAGCCAATACAGATAGAGCAATGGCTTTTGGTATGGCTTTAATGCACGATGCTGATAATTTAAGAACAGTAAAAGCAAGAGAAAAAGACGATGAGGATAATAAACTGTTTATACCTCATTTTAAAAATGTAAATGGTAATATTGTATCAGTTAATGGTATTGAAGGTTCAAGCAAAGCACCAACCTACAATTATAAATTTGATTAATAGATAGATGAGATTTCCAAAACAAAACATTCCAGAAGATAAGAAAACGGAAGAGTGGCACAAAGAATGCCTAGACGCTGTACTTCAAAACAACAAGGGTTCTAATAAATTTACCCAAGAAAAAATTAAGGATTACGAAAACTATTTGCTTGTTCATGGTCAGTTTGATACCAAACAGTTTAAATACGTTACTGACATGTATGGTATTACTGCACCAGCAAGACTAGTTAATTATCCTATCATCATGCCTAAAATAGATTTACTAGTAGGTGAAGTTGTTTCTCAACCGTTAAGATGGAGTGTTAATGTTATAAATAAAAACGCTATACGTAGAAAAAACGAGCAAAAAGTACAAATGGCTGCTGAGGTTTTACTTAGACCACACAGAAGAGAAATAGAAAAGGTTTTAGGTTCTGAAATATCTGACCAAGAAGTTGGAGCTGAGATACCGGAAGACATAGAGTCTTTTCAAAACATGAAGTTTCGTGATGCTGTTGAAGAGCAAGTAAATGTTGGACTGCAATATATAGCTCAAAAACAAAAATTAAAATCTTTATTTAAAAGAGGTTTTTATGATTTAGCAATTACTGGTAAAGAATTTTATAGAGTAATGGTTAAAAATAGAGACCCTTATGTAGAAAGAATAGACCCAAGGTCAGTTATTTACGATGTAGACAGTGACAAAGAAACTTTACAAGATTGTAAGTATGCAGGTTTAGACAACTGGTATACGGTAAACGAAATTGTAGATAGGTTTCAGTTAGAAGGCTCAATGGTTGATAAACTAGAAGAGTTAGAAAAAATGGATGCAGACCAAATTACTCAATTTAATTCTGCTTATGATGCTTACATGACTTCTGAAAGTAGAGCGTTAAAAGTTAGAGTAGTTGAAATAGAATGGAAGTCTTTAAAAACTATTAAATATAAAGTTTCACCTAATAAGTATGATGACGAGATAGACTATTACAAGATGGTCAAAGACGACTATATACCAAAAGAAGGTGAAAAAATTGTTAAAAGAGTTATTAGTGATGTAAGATATTGCATACAAGTTGGACATAACATTATATTAAAATACGGTAGAAGACCAAATATTATTCGGCACGAAGACAATTATGCAAACTGTAAACTAAGTTTTTTTGGTGTTATAAGAAATGCTTTTAATCAATCTACATTATCTATTGTAGATAGTTTAAAAAATATACAGTTGCTTTACAATATAGTAAATTATCACATAGAACTAGCATTAGCACGTTCAGGAGGTAAGGCATTAGTATATGATGTAGCTCAAAAACCAAAAGGAATGCAATTAAATGATGTTCTTTATCATTTAAAAAACAGTGGGTTAGCCGTAATTAACACTAATGAAGAAGGAATGCAAACACGTTCTTTTAATCAGTTTCAGCAAGTAGATTTAACTTTATCTCAATCGGTAGGTCAGTTAATTAATTTAAAAGTTATGCTTGAACAGACTGCTGACCAACTTACTGGTATTACGGCAAGTAGAGCAGGTATAACTAAATCAAGTGACGCTGTTGGTGTTAATGAAAGAAGTGTAATGCAGTCAACATTAATTACTGCGCCTTTGTTTGACATACACTATGAGTTAGTTGGAGACACCCTAAACGCTTTATCAAACCTTTTTAGGTACTGTTGGGCTGACGAAGATAGAATGATAAACATATTTGGAGATATGGGCATAGAGGTCTTTAAATGGAAGAAGACTTCTGCGTTAGATGAGATTGGGTTATTTGTTGAAAATTCAGCTAAAGAGTTGTCTAAAAAACAATCCATGTATAGCATGATGGACAGAATGGCTTCAACCGGAAGTCTTGATCCTTTATCTACAATGAAAGCTTTAAATGCTGAAAGTGCTGTTGAAGTAGAGAAAATTTTAACAGAGGGTATTAAGGTTATGCAAGAAAGAGAGCAAGCAAATCAGCAAACTATGCAACAGATTGAGTCTCAGAAAAACGAAATTGACGCACAGAAAATTCAAGTACCTATTGAAGTTGCTAAGATTAATTCAGAAACAGACATTAAAGTTGCTGAAATGAAAATTAATGCTGACCAAGGAAAATTAGACCAAACGCAAGAGTTTGATTCAGATGGTCAAGACGTTCAACAACAAAATGAGCTAGATAAAATGATGTTACAAAATTCAAACAAAGAAGAAGAACTAATGCAGCAAAAAGATAAACCAGTACAATAATAATTTTTTTTTATAAATTTATAAGCAATGAACGAAGAAGAAAACGTAAATGAAACGGAATCAGTGCAAGAAACTGCAACTGAAGAAAGAAATGCTGAAGTTAAAGAGCAAGAAACAGAAGAGTTAGATTTATCTTTTAATCCAAATGCTTTTTTTACAGAAGAGCCAAAAGAAGAAAAGAAAAATGAAGTCAATAACAATATTGACGAGCCTAACGTAGAAAACAGTAAGGATGAAGACAACAAATCAGAAGAAGATTTTAGTTGGGATAAAGGTCTAGAGTATTTAAAAGAAAATAAACAAGAAGAAGAAAGTTCTAAAACTGAAGAAAATACTGATAACAATAACGATATAGCTGTTACAGAAAAAAACATACAGCCTAGTTATGAAGAGTTTTTTAAAGAGGTTGGACTAGAAGTAAAAACAAAAGAAGAATTTAAAGAAGTATATAAATCTTTACAAGAGGAAAACGAGCTTTTGAAAAAAAGCTATCCAGAAAAGAACGAAAAGATTGATAACTTACAAAATCTTATTAAATTAGAAGATAAAGAACTTGTAGAGCGAAGTTTAATCGCTGATGGATTTGAAGGAGTAGAATTAGAAAACGCAATGGAAAGAATGTTGGATAACGACATGGTTGACATTGAAGCAAAGAAAGTCCGCAACACACTTAATAAGGCTATAGCTTCTGAAAAGGAAACTATTATAGATGACAAACGAACTGAAACTGCAAAGCAAGAAAAAGATCGTGAAGATTCTATTAAAAGCCTTAATGACTATTTAAATTCAACAGAAAAAATGTTTGGGTTTAAAATAGCTAGTACTACTGAGAAGGCAAACGAAATTCGTAAAAGCCATCAAGAGTATATTGTTAGCGGAAAATTTTTACAAGATATTACTCAAACAGAAAAATCACTTGCAGATTGCGCTTGGCTTTGGGCTAACAAAGATGTCATTTTAAAAGCGATGCAAACAAAAGGCTTTAACAGTGGTAGAAAAGATGTGTTAAATCAGATTGGAAACCCTGACGTTGATGCTAATTCTAGAACGTTTGCAGACCCTAAAGGTGACGGAGAGTTTAATGCTAACAAGTTTATGTCTTAAATAAAACAGAAATTTAAAATTTAAAAAATAGTCAAATGAAATTTAACAAAGGTTCATACGGTAAAGAAACCGTACAGTCGAATGCTTTAGTAACTAACTTGCTAAAGTATCCAGAAATTGCAACAACATTAATTAGACAATACCCACAGTATTCTTTGAATTACTTTGTAGATGGTACGTCTCGTTTTGCAAAAGAAGAGGTTATTGGAGATAACTCATTTAAGTGGGCAGTACTAGGTCGTACAAACAGACCTTCTACCCTTACAGGTACTTATGGGGGTAACGGTGCAGCAAATGGTACATTTACTTTTGAAACAGAAGAAAACTTTTTAAATCCAAATGATATTGTAAGATTCCAAGATGGAACTTCTGCAATTCTTATTGGAGAGCCGGTTGTTAGTGTAGGGGGTTATACTTTTTCTGCAAAAATACAAACTAACGATGCAACTAAAACAATAGCTGCGGCAAACTTTACTGCAGGTAAAACTGTTAACGCTGCAGGTTCTGCATTTACAGAAGGTTCTGAAAGAGGTTACGAAAACTCTGTTTACCCTGATTGGTATGTTAACTATACTAAGATTAGTAGAAAAGCAAAATCTATTACGGGTTCAGCTTTAACTGATATTACTTGGATAGAAAACAACGGAGAAAGACTTTGGTTCTTTACAGAACAAAAAATCATGGAAGAAGATTTCTTGTATGAAAGAGAAGTTTCTGATTGGTATTCTCAGTCAACTATGGATGTTAATGGAAACGCTAAAGTTTTTGATAACAACGGTAAGCCTATTATTAGTGGTGACGGAATACTTAAGCAAATTGATTCTGCAAACGTTGACACTTACAATGGTGTTCTAACTGAAGAAAGAATTACTGACTTTTTAGCTCAGCTATCTCTTAACACAGGAGAAATGAATTCTCATTGGATAGTTTATACTGGTACTGCCGGTAAAGTAGCTTTCCACAAAGCAATGAAAGATTTAGTTTACCCATCAGGTAACTTGGTGTATGATGCTAAAGTTGGTTCAGAAACTGAAATTGGAGTTAACTTTACAACTTACAATGCTCTTGGAAGTAGACTTACTCTTGCTCACTGTCCTATCTTTGATGATCCAAACTTACATACTGACATTGACCCTAAATCTGGTTACTTGAAAGAATCGTTTAGAATGGTATTCTTAAACTTTGGACAAACTGACGGTGTTTCTAACATTGAAAGAAAAGTTAAAGGTGCAGGAGGTATTAATCGTTCAATGATTATTAAGTATTTGCCTGGAATGGTTGACCCGTTCAATCAAGCGCAAATGATGGCTGTATCTTCTAGAGATAGTTTTTCAATGGAAATACTTTCAGAATCAGGAATGATAGTTAGAAATCCACTATCATGTGGACAATTAATTTTTGCTTAAAAATTAAAATATAAAAGAAAAGGAAAATGGAAAAGTTAGCAAAAGCAGAGATAAAGAATTTGACAAAAGGATTACCTATATCAGGAATAGTCGAGGTACGTTTAGTTGACCCTAAGCGTACCGGTACTATTACTGTAAGAAGTTGTAACATGATAGATGATTTTGGTAATCACACTTGGAGACCGTTTGTGGATTCAAACGGAGCAGAGAGAATAGAAAAGATTACTAGAAAAAGAACACTAAGGCTAGAGAGTGAAAACGACAGACTATTGTATGGTCAGTTAATACATCACCCTCATTATGTTAATAGTCCTAGTTCTATTATTAAGTTGGTTAATTTAGAAGAAGGTGCTGTTGATTTTATTAATAAACGTGAGTTTAAAAATAAAGCAGAAACAATTATTTCTAAATCTTCTGACAAAGAGTTAATTTCTTTGGTAAGGGTGTTAGGCGTAAACATAAAACCAAATAGCAGCTTTAATGTTGTTAAAAGAGAGTTGTATGAGTACATTGACAACTATGATAGTACAAAGCGTAAGAGTAACGCAGAACTGTTGTTAGAAGAGTACAATTCGCCTGATTATCCAATGAAAGTCCTTGTAAGAAATGCAATAGCACAAAAAACTGTAATTGACTCATTGAATCGAATGATGTTTGGTTCTGTAAACATGGGTACTACATTTGATGGTGCTGTTACGTTTTTAAAAAACAACAAAGACATTGCAAACGAATTAGAAAAAGCAGTAGACTAAATGGATATTATACAAATGCACAAACTAGCCGATTTGCTTATTGATAAAGCAGATGCTCCTTGGTTTACTTCTGAGGAAAAGGATATGTTTATAAACCTTGCCATGAAGCAAATTGTCGATGTTAATTATCGAGAGTTTGAAAAAAATGAAGAGGCTCGTGCAAAGTTAAATACATTAGTCCGCACTAAATCTGAAGGTACGGTTGCACAAGTTAACTTAACAACAATAACTGATTTTAGATACACGTTAGCCCTAAAAGGTACTACACCAGACAGTTGCGGTAATTTGATTACTAGAAAAATATCTCCCGTACAATGGGATGATGAAGCTGGAAATCAAAACGACCCGTTTAACAAGAACAGTGATGCCAACTTAGGATATGTGCAAGAAAACATTGTTGGAACAGGTGACGTATTAAGAATACTAAGCGACACTACTCCAACAAATGTTAGCTTGGTTTATTTAAAAACTCCGGTTGATGTAAGTAATAATCTTACAACTCCGGCTAGTAATGTAAATTGTGAGCTTCCAGAAAGCGTTCATGAAGAAGTTGTTAATTTAGCTGTAAGAAAAATGTTAGGTACTGTTGAAAGCCAAATTCAATATCAATTTCAAGCTAATGAAATTGCAAGTGAAAACGAAAATAAAAAATAAAAATATGGAAAAGTTTAAATCAAAAAAAGAAGCTCAAAAGGCGTTTGAACAAAATAACATTGAATACCCAAAGTTTATTAGCGGAGCTAATAAGGGAAAAATCAAAGGTTCTTTAGATTCTTTAACGAACATATACCATAGCGCAATAAAAAAACATAGTAAAAAACCTATTGCTGAAAAGAAAAAGGTTATAAAAAAAGTAGTCTTCCATAGAGGTAGACCATTAAAATTCAATTCATTTTTATTTAAAAAACAATAATTAAAATTTATTAAGATGGCAAGACAAAAAATTTCAATCGTATCAAATGCAGCATTATCTGTTGCACCGGTAAACACAAACGGAATGGTTACACTAGCTCCTGACTTTGTAGTTCCAGAAGCTTCATTACTTGGTGTGTCCGCAATTGATATTAGTGCGCAAGCAGGAACAGCAGGTTCTGTAGCAATAACTTTTGCAGGAACTTACGTAGCGGGTGATCAAGCTAAAGTGACATTTTCTTCTAACCTTACAGCAAGTCAAAAGTTTAGAAAAACTTACACTATAGATGTTGTAACGGGAGCAACTGGTACTACTGCAATAGCTGTTTCTTTGGTTTCAAAAATTCAAAGAGAAATAGATGCAGGGCTTATTGATTATCCATTTGCTTCAGTTTCTAACTCTGCTGGTGTTGTAACTGTTACTCAAGTTGGTGATGATTCTCATGGTTTAGAAGTATTTGTTTACACAGCTTCTACAAACGGAACAATAGCAAGCGTTATTACTGACACTGTTATTTCAGAAGGTCAACCTTCAGATTTAGTTGATGCTGGTATTCCTGCAGACAAAATAACAGAAGCGAGCTACAATACTGTGTGTTTACCTTACAATTCTCAAGTTGCACAACCTTTTATAGATTCAAAAGGAGAAGTTGCTTATAACTTAAAGATTTATGCTAAGCATTCAGGTTATAAAGCTCAATTAGCAACTTTAATTGCTGCAATTTAAAATTAATTTTTAAAGAGCAAATCAATAATAATTTAAAAAAAGCTCGCAGTTTATAGCGAGCTTTTTTTTATTAAATTTGAAAGCATGGCAACATTGAATGAATTAGCATACAATATTAAAAATATAGCACGTAATGGTCAAGGTAATTCTGACGATGACTTGTTAACTATATCTCAAATTAAGTTTTGGATAGAATATTATCGTGCAGAAGGAATACTACAAACTACTAATTACGGAAAAGACATACACCCGCAAATGGTGCAAGACTTAGGTATTGTTCCATTAGTAGAAGTAGATGCTACTGACTCTAACTGTCCTACTGTTTCTTGGGGTTGCAAAATAAAAAAAGTAACAGTACCTAAATTTGTAGATTTCCCTAAAGACAGAGCCGTAGTTTTTGTTGGTAAAATTGACAAAAGAGAGCCTTTTATTTTAGGTAATGCAGATACAGATTATTTTAAATCTGCTACTCAATTTGGAAAAATGATGTCAAGAGTAACAATGATTGGCAATAATATGTATTTTGAATTAAATAATACTGACATAGGATTAGAGTATGTAAATATAAGAGGTGTTTTTGAAAATCCAACAAAAGTAGATCAATATGCAGTTGCAGGTTGTAAGCCTACGTGTTTTAATGACGCTACAAGTGAATATCCTCTTCCTCTTAATTTATACGTTTATGTATTAACAAATATTTTACAAAAAGAATTACAGTTTACTGAATCGGCTGTAAATGATGAATTAAACAATGCAAGAAAAGACAATCAAAAGATTGGATAAAAATAATCGTGTAACGCTAATTGGTGTTTATGAAGAAGCTATTAAAGAAATAGAAAGAGAACTTGCTAAAAGACCATACTTAAATAAACGCACAATTACATTTAGAGAGTTTAGAAATATAGTAAAACCTTATTTAAAATTTATATTAGATTACACAATAATAGGTTTTGAGTATAAACTACCTAATAAGTTTGGAGGTCTAAGAATTATAAAAAAAAGAAATAACAAAAAACAAAGATATTATAAACCAGATAATGTTGATGAGTTTTACACAAAAGGATATTGGCATGAATTGTATTGGTTTAGACCTGATAAGTGGAAAAATATAAACGTAAAGTTAAGCCCTACTCAAACTAAAAAAATGATGAAGCAAGTCAATAGAGGTTATGAGTATGCTGATTTTACAGAATAGAAAAAAACATGAATAGCGACAAAATTTCTATAAGAAGAATTATTGGTGATGTAGCCGGTAATTTAGGTTTAAAAAGTGTTAATCAGTATATAGATGATTTTGCAAGGTGGTCTGTTGAAGCTGAGAATTTAATTGGAACTGAAAATTCATATATACATAAAGAATGTTTAATACCGGTCAAAAACATGAAAGCTTGCTTGCCCGATGACTGCGTATCATTAGTTAGTTTAAAACATTACGATACAGAAATAGAGTTTAGTGATAAAAACTTCTCTATGTTTAATAAGAGCGAGTCTAACGGAGGTTCTGTGCACTTAGCAAGCATATCGTCCGCAAAACTAAATAACGCTAACACAAGGCAAGCAAATTCAGGTAGCACGTATAATTTAGTTTTTAGTTTAAAAAACAGATACATATACGTAAACAGTAAAGACATTAGTGAAATTGGGATTAGCTATCAAGGTGTTGCTATAGACAAAGAAGGATTTCCTTTAATTTCTAAAAGTCATGAGTTGGCTGTTTCTCAATATTTAATGTGGAGATGTAAATCTGTAGAGTACTACAACGGTAAAATACCTCATCATGTTTATAAAGAGTTAGAATCAAGGTGGTATTACCTATGCGCTCAAGCAAGAGGTAATGACGAAATGCCTAGTCCTGCTAAATTAGAATATCTTGCAAACATGTTTAATCAACTATTACCTTTACCTAACAAAAAATATTTTTAATGGGGCAGATTAGTAAAAACACATTTAGCAAAGGTTTAAATAGAGATTACGACCCAACTAATGTTAACTCGTCATCTATGGTTGACAACATTAATGGTCGGTTAATGTTTAACAAAAGGGGAACACTTGATTGGGTAGAAGACAATGGTAATAAACTTACATTTACTTTAAATGGAAACAGCGGTAATGATACTGAAAGGTACGCTCCTATAGGTTATTGTGGTGATGGTAATATAAAAATTATATTTTCTGTTAAAGAAGATTTGTCTGCTTCTGAAATCGGAATACTTGGAACTGATAAAGATGGTCAAGGAACTTATAAAACTTTATTTAATGATACTCTTGATACAAATAAATTAAGTTTTAATCCAGAAAATGAAATATGCGCTAGATTTTTATATGAAAATAATGAAAAAATTAGAGTTTATTGGGTTGATGGGATAAAAAAAACAACTCCAAAATCTAATCCTCCACGTGTTTATACTTTTAAATATGATGTAACAACTGGATTGTCAAAAAATAATGTAAACGCATACTCTACAGTAACTACATCTGTACACAATATAAATAGTCAACCTGATTTTAATATTGGTATAGTAAAATTTGTAGAAAATATTGCTGGTAGTTTATTAACGGGTGTTTATCAATATGCTTATAGATTGCTAACAATTGACGGATATGTAACTCCTTGGACAATTCCTACTAAAAAAATATTTGTTACTTCTGATGTTGTTGATGGAGACAATTCCCCTCGTTATGAAATGGAAGGCTCTGGTGAGTCTTCATCAAAAGGTATCAAAATAGAAATTAAAGGTATAGATGTAAATTACAAAAGAATAGAAATTGTTTATTTATACTCTAAAACAACCACAGTTGTAGACTCTTCAAATATTTTTTTAAGAACAGAAATAACTGGCTCTACAATGACTTTTGAACACACTTCTAATGATGGTGTACCTGTTGTAGCAGCAACTATAGCTGAAAAGTTTCAAGCAGTTAGCTCGGCAAAGACATTAGATATTAAAGACAATGTTTTGTATTATGGAAACATTAACGAAAATAGATTGTCTATTACAGACGAAGAAATAGAAGCGGTTTTAGTAGACTTAACAATTAGCCCTAAGTTTAGAGATATGCCTTCCGATAAGCATAAACCTAACAATCAAAATTATGACTCAGTCGGAGCTCAACCACCTCTTGTTCGTGACCAAGACTGGACAGACGTAACTACAAACAAAAGATTAAATCAATCAAGTTTAGAAACTTATAGTATAAAAAATGATTACGCTAATTATAACGGAACACAAGTAGAGCATTTATTTACCGGTTATTTTCGTGGTGAAGTTTATAGATTTGGTATTGTTTTTTACGATAAAGTTGGAAATCCGTATTTTGCTTTTCATTTAGCTGATTTTTTATTTCCAGATCAATATAGTACATCTTATGAGTGGCGTAGATTAAAACAAGATGGCACTATAAGACAAAGAAGTGCAATTTTAACACAGCCTGCTGTACCTACTAATGATTTTCATAACACAAATTTATTGTCCGACTATTTAATTAATAATACAAGTTATTATAATACAGGTTATTCAGACCTTAGAATAATGGGTATTGAAGTTGGAGGTTTAGATTTGTCAGGTATTGCAGATAGAATTAGCGGATTTTCTATTGTTAGAACAGATAGAAATAAATCAATACTACATCAAGGCTTGATATTGCCAAACACATTTGATCCTGATGATGGAAGAACAAGACCTTGGCCGGTAAGCCATATGAGAATAGGGGCGGCAGGAAGTTATCCGGGTGAATTTGAACTGTTTGGCATAAAAGGAAGTAACGGTCAAAAATTTAGGATAAAACCTAATGATTGTATTTTACACGCTCCTGATGTAGATTTTGATGTTGCAAATAATTTGCCAGTTGTTACTAATAGTGACAGATTAAAAATTGTTGGCTCTTGCTATAAACAGTGCAATGCCGGTGACAACTCATTTAATCGTCCAAATTATACATTTTTAGACCAAAACCCTAATGGTGATGATAATGCCGTAATGATTACTAAATGGTATAGAACTTTTAATAATTATCACAATAATGTATCTGGTACTTTTGCAGAAATTCGTCCTTCATACGGAATGACAGCTAAAATAACACATCAATATAATTTAAATATTAATCAATCTTTACCAAATTATAGAGGCTCTACTGACTTTGATAATGCAACACAATTTGAAACTGACAGTGCGCCTAATACCGAAGGCTATGGGAATAGCACAGAATTTGCAGGCGGTGGAAAACCAAATAGTATTTTATATAGGCATTTAGATTTTACCGGAGGTTTAACGTCTGATTCTCATTCTTGCGCTTTTAACTATAATAGCGGCTCTACTCTAACTACTGGAACTCAATCAGGAGCTTTAATATGCAATTACACTAGAAATGGAGATAACATAGCAGAAACTGCTTATGGAGGTTTAACAGCTAGTAGTTTGTCTGAAACTATTTTTTATTCAACAGGTCATTTTCAACCAATAAATAATACCGCTTTTACAACTCCTTCTAGTAATATTTATAATCAAATTGAAATTTTTGGCGGAGATTGTTATTTAAATTATTTTGGATTTGCTAGAATTTATCCTAGAATACGAAGTGGGGCAAGCGGTAATTCGGGAGTTGGATATGGAATTGTTTTTCCTTTAGAAAGTGAAAATAATTACAGCTTAAGACAATCAAATACAAACCCAGAAAGAATGTATACTGATGTTAGTATTAGACCTGGAGGTACTCCTAGTATTTGGACAAATGGTTTGTTTTATACGTCTTCAACTAATAATCGTTTAGAAATTTTTAATTATAATGACGTTATAAATTTTAGCGAATTAACAACTTTCTTTACTGGAAAACCTATAGATTTTGATAGTATTAATGAATTTCCTATTAGATGGAGGCATACAAAAACTAAATATTATGGCGACCCTATTGATACTTGGCGACAGTTTGAAGTAAATAAATTTCAAGATTTAAAAGGTGTATACGGTCCAATTACAAGCTCAAGTTTTTTGTTTAATCAAATTTATTCTTTTCAAGAAACCGGATTTGGTAGGCTTAGAGCGTTTGATAGAGCAGCTTTAGAAAGTGAAACAACTCAATCCTTAACAACTGGTATAGGTCCGGCATTAGATGGTGTTGATTATGTATCAACTTCTGTTGGTAATCAAAACCAATGGTCTTTAGTAAACACAGGAAAAGCATTTTATTGGATAGATGTTTATAATGGAAAAGCAATGCGTTTTGCTCAAGATGGATTAAGTTATCTTTCTGATTTAAGAGGCATGCATTATTTCTTTGCAAAAGAATCTTCTTTCTTTTTAAATAAAGACAACCCAATTAATAACAATGGAATACTAGGAGTTTGGAATTCTAAAGATAGAGAAGTCTTGTGGACTTTTAATAGAGACGAATATTTTAGTATTAATTACGGAATTACTATTAACTCTGATTTAATTGACAATGAGTTTTATTACGGTAATAACGAAACAGTATTTATTAATTGGCAAGGCGTTTCAGGTGTTTTACAAGGAATAGCTTTGCCAGCGGGTAATAGTCAATTTGGAAACAATACTAATATTATACAATATATTTCTTTAAAAAGTACATCTAATGCAATGGGTGTTAAACAGTATATAGGTTCTGGTAGTAGCGGATTAGTTTTAATACAACCGGGTGAAAACTATATGTTTTACAGAGATTCAAGCACAGATGTTTGGTCATACACATTATTGACTGATAAAAGCAAAATAACGCCTTTTAGGGCAACAGTAGTTTATTCTGAATACATAGAGTCATTTAGTCAATTTCATTCTTTTAAACCTAACTTTTACATTTCTCATAATAAATTTTTAATTAGTGAGCAGGCTAGTCTTGAACCTAAAAAATATTATGTTCATGGCAAAAATGAATTACACGCTAATTATTATGGTCAAAATTGGAAAACAAGTTTAAAAGTTACAGTTAGTGATCAAGGTGAATTTTCTAAATTGTTTGATAACGTAAGGGTAGCAGTTAATAAGCAAGGCGTTGATAAGATGAGTAAATTTATTTTCTCTACAGAACAACAAAAACATTTTTATGATGTTCAATCAGACACAAGAGTAAGGTTTTTAGAAGACAACTTTAGAATGCCGATTAGAACTCAAAATCAATTAGACCGTATGAGAGGTAGGTGGCTATCTATGATTTTTGAATTTCAAAACAACACAAGCTATTCAATTAAAATTGATAACTTAATAAATCATTACAGACTTTCTAACAGAAAATAATCATGGCTATATTTCAAGACACAAGAGAATTACCTAGACATTTAGAACCTGCGCCAGGCATGACAAAGGTTAAGGGTTGGAAAAAAAATGCTTTAGCTGTAATGGGCTATAAAGATACGGGAGAAAGAAACGCTTGGGGAAAAGCAAAAAGTTTTTTACCGAACATAGGAGTAGCGTCTAATTTAATTGGCAGAAATGTAGCTAAAAAATTAACAAAAGGTACTGACGCTAACACCGTTATGAAAGAAACGGATGACGAATGGATGAGTGCAGGATTGTCAAAAGGTAAATTTTTATACGAAGTCGCTAAACTTGGATTAACATTAGGAGTTGGCGGTGGAATAGGTGCTGCAAAAAAAGCAGGGTCTAGCATGATTGAAGGTGGTGGAATAGGTGGAGGTAGAGATATAGCTACAAGTACAGCAGGTAGTAATTTAACAAAAATGCTAGATTCAGAAGGTACAGATTTAGCCAAGCAAACTTTAGATTTAGGAGCTGATAATATACTAGGAAATAAAAGCAATTCAGAATTAATAAATTCTATTGGTAATGATGAAAATGATGACGGAACTCTTAACATGGATAAATATAAAGAAAGAGGGTTTAGTTTTAATGAGCTTAATAATGAAGACAAAAAATTAATGAAAAAAGCAAAACGTCAAAAAAGATTAGGTCAAGCATCTAATTTATTAGACAAAATACCTTTAGCGGGCGGTGTTGCCAGTAGTGGTTTAGAGTTGGTCGCTGCTCAAAAAAATTATACACAAGCTGCTGAAGATGAAGTTGAAAAACTAGAAAATCAAAAACTTGCACA